TTCCTTTACAATTAAATCAAAATCAACATTGAGAGAGTTGTTCCAAGAGCGATAGTTTGTGCGGAAGTTTTCAGCCTTCTTGATGTTTGCAATAGCAAAATCCTGAACTTCCTTACGCCACTTCTCTCTTGACTTCTCATACTTCGCTTCGTTTGCACCCTGCTCAGCATAGTCTTTCTTGATTGTTGCCAACTTTGTTTCCAAAGCCTTGATTACCTTTGGTGTTGCCACCTTTACTGTGATTGCTCTTGACATTGTATTACCTTTCGTTTGTGTGTTTGGAGAGTATTTTATCAGAGGGGTCTGACAAAAAGTGTGTGAGGGTTCTTACTTACGACATTGGGCGAGGACTCCCTCTAAACTGCCCCTGTTTCGCTAGTTAATTAAACTAGAGCCGAATTGCTAACTGTTGTCCAACGAGTTTCCTTTCGTTGGCATTTCCAGTAGCACTCGCACCGAGCCAGATGCGTTAGGAATAATCTCCTTGATTACTCCAGTTTTCTTTGACTTTAAGGTTGTGAATAAATCGCCAACCTTGTAAGTGTATCCATTTACTGTCATTTTGCTTCCTTTCTTGTTAGGGTAGTATTTTAGCATAGGGGTCTGACATTTATCAAGCCCCTAGAGTGTGAGTTATCTCACAATACTTCGGGCAACCAAGCGTCCAAGTGGTGGGCGTCTATAATTGCAGATGCAGGGCAAGAGGTCTTACCTTTCCAAGTAATGTCATCAGGTAGAGGTATCTCACGATCAAAATCCTCCTCATAGTATGCGTCAATAGCGTCTATGCAAGGTTGCACCATAGCAAGGGGGACGGGAGGGTAATGATTAGAGCGGAGATGAATACCAATAGCCATTTCTAAATCTAATTCTAATTCCTCAGATAAATCTAATGCTGTATTGTAACCCATTTATTACTCCCCCCAACTTACTTTGGCGTATGAATTGTTTGCGTTAATCTTATCTAATGCACCAATACTATCTAATGCACCTGTAAATACGCCACTAAGTAAATCATTTAATTCTTTTTCAGAATAATTTACTAGAGCGGTTAAGACATAATCAGGCATTGTTTTTTCATCAAAATCAACGCTGACTTTTACATTGTGTGTGAGTTTCATTTTTTCCCTTTCGTTATGGTCGCTATTTTACACTACCCCACCGACATTTACAATTCCTGCATCGGCGTGTCGCAGCTTTTGTGACATTTCTCACAATTCCCGTGTTTATCCACAGCCCCACTTAAACCTGTGGATAACCCCGCAAAAGACTGCGGGCCTCACCTCAGCTTTGTCAACATGTAAATGACTAATAAAATTGGTGTACATAAGAATGCAATAATACCAATTGCAAACACGGTACCAAGGAATTCATACATTATTTTTTACTCGCAGAAAATCGAATGTCTGACTTACCATAAACACATAGGCCACATGAAACACATGCGGACCCTGCATTGCTAATAAGTGGAATAGACTTATTATTTTCAGGACACTTAGCGCCAGGCTTTCCAGTCAATTCTTTCATTGTGCTTTCAGTTGCGGCGAATGTCTTCCCTAAATATGCAAGGCGGATACCAGAATTTAATTTAAGGTCATGAGCAATTTCTTTATTGTCATCATCGGTAGAATAATAAAGAGATAGATTAGAGATATCCTTAAGAATAAGCGCTGCAGACTTTACACGAGTATAAACCCAGAATTGAACATCCGCATGATCATTAATTACATTCTTCCAGGCATACGTATAGAAATCATTAAAGAAATCTCCGTCCCAGTGGATACGGAATAACATCGGTGCGTCTTTCTTTACACAATCAGCCTTGAAATCAATAATCATTTCATTAAGCAATTGATACATGGTCTCCATGTCTGCATTGCGTAGGAGCTCCCAGTTATGAAGAAGATTAGTTTTTACTCCAGGGAAGAGTTTTTCAAGCTTTCCCGCATAGCAGACGCTTTCGCACACGCTAGTGGCACCAGGACAGGAGAAAGCCTTGCCTGCAGGTAATCCAAAAGTATTAGCAATAGCGGCTTGCTTTCCATTTTTTGTGACAAGGTTAGCCACCTTTCTATCATTAGAACGTTTTAATTTCATGGGGGTAATTATAGCGGTTAGGTCTGACATATTAGTAATCCTCATCCATTCCAAATCCAGCGGAAGCAAGAGCGTCATTATCAGCCCATCCAGTTAATTCATAGAATGAAACTTCATCAGCGTCATAGCAAGAAGCACACAAGAAGTCATCCTGATAATAACCATATTCATATGCGTCCATTAGGATATAATCAGCGCAATTATCGCCAGTGCAAAATACTTTGTATTCCATTAGTTTGCCTTTCATTTGGAGAGGTTGCAATTGTAGCAGAATGGACCGACAAAATCTAATCGAAATGCTCAAAATTCCTGTGATTTATACCACACTCGTAACGACACGCCCGACCCCGCAAAAGCTGCGGGCTTTAGTTGAAATTTCAATCAGTTTTATTTTTATGTTTTATTTTTCGTGTGTATTTTTTTTTATTGCGAACAGGAGTTGCGGCATTTGATCTCCGCAATTCCTGAATGCGTTTTATTTTTTCTTTTAAATTCATTTTATACCTTTCCAAAAATTGTGTGATAGTTGCTCGCTTCGTGAAATCTTGTTACATCAAATCGAGGATTATCTTTTGCAAACATCTCCGCAAAATCTGTTACGACTTTAGAAAATAAAGCAGGGTGAGTTTTTGTGCTCATATAGTTTAGAATTTCTGCGGTTGCCACATAGTCTTTTCTTGTCATCATTTTACTGCCACCATTCCACTACGATAGAAAACTTTTGTATAGCATTTGCCTGAAGGCGTGTAGAGATTAACTGTTGAATATTCGTTAGCCATTCCCCAATCGGTGAATAAGAAAAAGTTTTCCCAAGCACCATATTCGTTTTCATATTCAGCAGACCAATGAGGGGCGTTGCTATCATAAGCGCAAGTTAGTTTATACATTATTCATTCACCCAATCTACTGTTAATTCATCTTCAACATTTGCAATACAATCGCAAGGCTCTACATCATAAGCCAATTCATTACCAAAGAAAATAAATCCTGCGCCACCGCATTCATCACATTCAGCAGAAACAATTTCGATTAGTTCTTTTACTTTAGCCATTTAGGTTTTCCCTTTCTTTAGTTGTTGAAATTGTAGCAGATAGCACTGACAAGGCTTCCGCTTTTGTTGCTTCACGTTGTGCGATAACGTGAGCCTTGAATTCTTCTAAATTCATTATTCACCAACCTTTACTGCGATTGTTGCGAATTTATTTCGCAAACCGCCTGTTCGAATTTCGATTAAATATGCTTCGGTATTTTCACCATACCAAATTGAGGGGCGGTGTTCCGCAGAAATGATTTCGCCTGAGAAGTGGCGATTAGTTGAGCGATAAGTCTTGCCAATTAGCAAGTTTTCGATTGTGTATAGTTTAGTAGCCATTAGTGGCACCTTCTTTCGTTAGTTATTTATAGAGAGATTGTATCAGTTAGCACTGACAAATTAAAGGCAATTTATGCAATTGCAAGATTTGCTAGAGAATAAATACTTTAGCAATTCTTTTCTAGTGTAGGCGTCTAATCCATATGAGGATTTTACTCCGCCGTTGTGATATTCGTGCACGATTGTGCTGAATAGTGTTTCATTTAGTGTAGTCATTTTGACCACCTTTCTTTTTTTCTAATACCGATATTTTAACATAGGGCACTGACATTTTTCTACTTACTAGCCAGTAATTTCATATTTTGAGACGCTCAAGCCGTGTGATAAATATCACAAGAATTCCAGGGTTTTCCACAGGCTGTCTTAAGGGCTGTGGATAACCCCGCAGTCTTTTGCGGGCCAGCTTGATTTTGTCAAGCCGACACGCCGTTATTATTTAATTTTTTCTAAAAGTTTTTCTAATTCTTTTAGTTGCTCTAGATTAAGGTGATCTAGTTGAATAGCTTTTTCAAATCCGAATTCGTCGCTCATTAATTTAACCCGTTTTCTTTTAGGTCTTTTATTACGGCGATTACTAGCGGGATAGTAACTCCCGCTAGTAGTAATTGGACGGCGGTAGTTAGTAGACGATTAGTAGTCATTACTTATTCCTCTTTCTCTTGATTACTGTATAGAGTGTAGCACCTACTACCGACAAGATAATAAACGCCCACGATTGGGATACATAGAGAAAATCCCCTAGGTCAATCATTAGCCCATAGTCATTTAGTTCAATAGTCATTAGTCATTCCAATCTAGTGTAAGTTCATCTTCATCAAAAGCATCAAAAGAAATGTCTCCCTTTTGGATAGCGTCTTCCCACGCTAGGTTTTCTTCTATGCCTACATAGGCATCTGCTACATCTGCTTGAATAGTATCCCATTTAGACATCATTATTTGTTATCTCCTGTCTTGATAGATTGAACATTAGCGGAAAACTTTACTTTCTTGCCTAGATTGCTAGCATTTAGCGAATCTATTAGATGGTCAATAGCCTTCATTTCGTGGGCTACATTGTCAATGCTTAGTAGGCGTGAGCCTTGCCAAATTGAATAAGTTATAGTCATTTATTTACTTACCTTTCTTATCTTGGAGAGATTTAGCATAGTCTACATCAGAGACGGCGGTAGCACCGAACTCCTCATAGATTTCTAGATAGATTTCATCATAGTATTCGTTATAGTCCATTAGTTAGACCTTCTTTCTTTTAGTTAGTTAGTTATTTAGTTATGAGAGAAGACTAGCAGAGTAGTCTGACAATTTCAAGGCGACACACCTATTTAGGCGTGTGATTTAGAACACACATCTCTGTGTATGGCTAGCCAGCCACACTCTGAACAGATAGCGTCTCCTAGACGGGCTAAGAGTTGCTCTCTACTCTCTAGAGAGTTTCTATTTTCATACAGTGAGTTCATTTGGAACTCCTTTCTTTTGTTTATCTTATGTATAGAATACTAACATAGACCACTGACATTTTGACCTGTTTTTCGGGCGTGTCGCAAAACTATTTTTGTGAAGTGCATCACACAGATAATGGGCGCACTATACAGTTATCCACAGCCTGTGCAAAACTCGTATCATACAAATTAAAAATATATTAACATTTCTAGAAATCTGAAATATTAGTTGACCAGAATACTTATAAATGCTATTATAAGGGTTATGAGTAAAGAACCTCTTGTTATATATTGGGCTCCAATGGAATCGGCGGAAGCCAGTGATTATGGAGCATGGAATATGCTATATCCAGATCCTAAGCTACTAATGCATGAGCTTATGGAAAAAAGAAATAAAGAAGATAAATATCCAAGAGGATTCTTGCAATGTCCTGCAGCTACAGGCAGATTTAAGCACACATATGTTTTTAGAAACGGAATTAGGTCAGAGATAGAGTTTGACATGTCTGATCCTGAAAACCCTGATATTCAATCTCTTGGTAAAACAGGAGTAAACTTTAGAATAGATAGACCTTCTGCATTTACAGAGGGTGCATCTTTTGCGTTTATGCAAAAGTATTTATTTTTTGCGGAAGAGCCAGTAACTGGTGTATTTAATACGCCTATGATGCACAGACCTGGATATACACAATATGGAACCTTAATCCCAGGAGCATATGACATATCTTCTTGGTTTAGACCAATGAATGTTGAAATTCAAACTTGGGACTCCAAAGGAAAGTTGATTATAGAAGACGGAGAACCACTGTTTTACTTTGAAGTACTTACTGATAGAGAAATCATCATGAAAAGATTCAAGTGTAATGAAAATTTAATTAGATATGCAGAAAGCTGTGCAGATGCTCCTAAGTGGTATGGGCAGAATTTACCTTTAGTTAAACGTTATACTAAATTTAAGCAATCACAGCTAGATAAAATTATTCTAAAGGAAATTAAAAATAATCTAGTCGACTAGGATATTATGGCATCTCATAGAGTAGTAATTTGTGAAATATGTGGGCGGGAAATAGAAGTTAGATCTGATTTTGCCTATATGACTTTAAATAATCATATGAAGGAGCACAAATGAACTGGATACAAGCATTAATTATCTTTGGCCCAATGGTAATATTGGGTATTGCATTCTGGGATGATATTAAATGAATAAAATTTGGCGGGATGAAATAGCTATGACTATTTCTGCTGCAAAGCTCAAGAATGAAAGCATCTACCTTGATGATCATATCATTGCAGAAGAGATTCTAGGATACCTTGTAAAAAGGCTAGAAGGGGTCTTAGAGACATGTTTAAATGTAGAGGCAGGTAGATGTATGACCTGGTGGAAACATGAGGAATGTTTAAGCTTGCAGAAAATTCTTTTTGACATTACAGAAGATCCTAAATATATGACCCAAGAGATGATAAATGAATATAATTGGAACAAATTATGAAAGGCCAAAGATTTATAACTATCTTGGGAATGATTTTAATTACTTATTATTTTTTAGTTGCTTTAACTTGGTAATTAGTCGACTAAAATAATTTTCTACACGTGTAGGTTTAGCATATGTCATCATATGTCTGTTCTCCGAAAAATATCTTCTAGGCATAATATAAGTTTATCACATAAAAGCGAAAATCCCTTCGGAGGCGGATCCTAGGGGATTTTCTAATGTTAGGGAGAATGGTGGTTCTCAACCAAACACTACTCTTATAATAACATAAGTGTAATTTGTAGTCAACTACAAATACTGTTTTCTCTCTCTATATTCTTTCTTATACTTACCTGATCTATTACTTTCAAAATTCATGCTCTCTTCCGCCTGCACTTTTAAGTATTCAGAATCGGCTATTTTAATTGAGCTCTTATAATCTTCCCGCTTAAATGGAATGATCTGAGCTATAAGAGTTCCTTTAGGAATAACCCCGTTAAACTTCTTAACCAAGAATGGTAGCAGTACTGGCTGGAAGTAGTTATCTGTTTCTACCACACCCGTTAATGTATAGAATGGGGACTCTGGTCTATTAAATGGTTGAGTAAATACACAGCTATATCCTTCAGGTGTCTTTACTGTAAATGGGTTAAACCACTTGTATGCCCACTTAGCGTATCCTTCTGGAATTGGCATATCTCCAAGCTGGGCAATTGGGTGTTCTAGGATATCTTCTCTAGACAATCCCTCTCCAGTAAATGTTACCTTATCCCCCACACACTTTACATGGATATCTATTTTAGTGGCTAGGTAATATCCCCCAATAAATGAATCCAAAACTGGCGTACATCTTTTTACAGACATATCCTCAAAGTTTTTATTTTCGTAAAGCTTTACAATTGGCGGCAAATCCTTAAACCATTTAGGAAGTGCTTCTACGCCGCCGAGCACTTCAAGATATGTGCAATCTAATTGTGTGTGTATAAAATCAATGTCTACCATTAAATAGGGCTATCTAGTATTTCATCGACAGCGTCATCAATTGTTCTACCGTTATGTTCTGTAGAGCAGTCTCCACAGTTCTTACACATCTTTACTCCATTTACCAAGTGGGCATTCTGCATCTGATAAAGAAGCCTTAAGCGGCATTATGCAAAGGCACTCTTTACACTGACTGGTTAGCTTAAATAGCTCTGGGCAAGCATTACAGATAGACATTCTGTGATTATATACGTCTCCCTCTACATGCTCTTTCTTAGGGTTAACAATATCCCAAGGCTTAACCTGATTGGGATCTTTAAAATTTTCATAGGCCGATTTAATACCCATTAGAATTCTCCTATCGGACAGCTAAATGTTTCATCTGAAAAATATTCAGCACTATGGGCATCTGCCATAGTACACTTAAGTTCTATTTTACTAAATTCAAGGCACTTATTGCAAGTACCTGACCTAAAATCAGCTAGAAGCTTCTTCTGTATTTTCGGGTGTAGAGTCATTATTCTCTTTAGGTAGAAATGCTGGCATAGGACCAAGAATATGACCCTGCTCATGCAAATTAACGATATTCTGAATTAGCTCTGGCTTTTCAGTAACATGAGACGCAACAACAGACATAAGGTCATAAATTCTGGCCAACATAATATACTGTGCCATCTGCAAGTTATCTTCTAGATTGACGTTCTCTTCGCTCATTTTCATAGTACTTTCTAAGATGTCCCCTAGAGTATTTTCTAGAGTTTAGGTGTTTCCGTATTTTAGTATAGCATATAAATGAAGTGTCTCTACCGCCGCCGAGCACTTTTTTTATCATTATGCGGCTATATATGTTCCGTTAATATAAATTTTAGATTCAGTTGTAAGTGTTACTGGGTTATTATGAGTTAAAAGCGCTTCTCTAATTGGAGAGTTAGCGCCACCTGCTGACTTAAGATAATGCAAGTCTAGCACATCAGTAGCTCCTGCAGTATCTGCATTGATAATTGTATGCCCTGTTCCAACATCTGGACTTACACTTGGATCAGCCCATACCCAACCAGAAAAATGATTATACCCAAATTGTGGAGTAAATGGCAAAGCAACTTTGTATTGACCAGTTCCAAAGTTTGTAACTGTGGACAGATCAACTTCAATATTGAAACTTACCATACGACCATTTTTAACATAGTATGAGTTGTATGTTGGATATGTAGCACCTGTTCCAGTAAATGTTAGACCAGTTGCTTGAAAGTTTGGAGACCATCTTACTACCTGTCCGCCAACTGGGTTAGTTCCGCCAACTGGGTCAGTAACATGGATCATGCCTTCTCCAAAATAAATACAGCTACTGCTACTCCAGAATCTCCAACTGCCCATATCTGATCGTCTGACATAAGGTCTACCGAAAAAGATTGTCCTGGAAAAAGTTTGTGTCCATAAGAAGCATTAGTTACAGATTGGTTTCCAAGGTAGGCGTATCCTGAATCAGAAAGATTTTGAATAGAAATTTGATTAGGATTATCAATCACGTCATTGATTGTAAGTTCTTGTGCTGTTCCATTTAATGAAACAATTTTTGTTCTCAACATATATCTATTATATCACTTTCTTCTCTACCGCCGAAGCACTTTCAATTATTGCTTTAACTCTATCTGCTATATCCTGTGGAACATATCTATCATCTACATTAAGTCTTACCCATGGACCATAAGAATCCATTCTGTCGGAACCTTGATATACCTGACCAGTCTCTTGATCAACTAGAATCCACTTTGGTGGAACAAGAGTTCTTACAAGAAGATTGATTGGTTCTCTAAGTTCTTCTACTTCTCCGCCGTTAATTAAGTTCCTGCTTGCCATGATATTTCTCTACATACTTTTCTACTTTTTCGTACATCTCTAAACCCATATAGTTTTTATAAGAACACTCTAAGCAATATAGGTAAAGCTGATCTTGATCCGTTAAATTCGGATATAAAAATGATTTGTCCATTGGGCAAGTAAGCGGGGGAACTTTTTGCTCCCCCGCCAACTTCTGATAAGCCACTATTAATTGTGTTTTAATTTACTGTCCCTACTTATTTTTTCATTGTTAAACACTCATCAGGGAATTCTTTTACAAATTCCTTGTATCTTACAGTTCCATAGCTTGGCCAAGAACTCCAGTCCTTGCCCGCCCTACTCATTCTATAAACGACTTCTGCGTTTAAAATGGGGTCATATAGATTTGAATTGGAAGTGAGACCGTATTTGTCTCTTCTTACATCTCCTAAGTTATCAATCATGTTTACTTGAAAGATTCCATAGGAATTGTCCCCTGTTTTTCTGTTTCCGTTATAAGCAAGCGGTCTTCCGTTGGACTCTGTTTTTGACACAGCCCACGCCTTTTTTAGAAACTGACCTTCAAAGCCAGCAATGCTTAATACTTCAACCAGTTGGCAGTTACTTAAATCAGTTGCTACTGAATAAGCTTCCACTTTTTCCTGCAATTTCTCGGCAGCGATTTGCTCCTCAATTTTTGCAGCATATGCGGTTGCGTTTGTAGTTGCTACAAAATATACAGCTACCGTAAACATTACGAATATGGTAGAATTACTAAGTAAGTCATACAAACGCTTCATATTTTTCTCCATAGGTTTTAACCTCCTAAGAGACAGTAACTATAATAGTACTAAACAAAGTATGGGCTTGTCAAGCTAGTCAACCAGAAAGATAAAATGGATATTTCATATTACACAGTAAGAGCGGGATTAAATCCTGCTGTTGGATTTGGTTATGCTGGCCAAAATATAGTTAAATCATTGCAAAGATTGGGACATAATGTAACTTTTGCAAACCCTAAAGCTCAAGTACAAATAAACTTTACACAACCAGATAACTTTAAATTTCATAGAGGTCAATATCAAATTGGATATACACCTTGGGAATCAACTTCAATGGATCCAATGTGGGTAACAAAGTTTAATCAATGTGATGAAGTGTGGGCAACATCTCAATGGACAGCAGATGTGTTTAAAGCAAATGGTGTTGAAAAAGATGTCAAGGTTTACAGACATGGTATTGAAAGTTTATGGAAACCAAAGAAAAGAAGTTTAAAAGATGATGGAGTTTTTAGATTTCTTCATATTGGAGAACCTGCTCCAAGAAAAGATGGACAATTAGCAGTTGAAACTTTTATTAAATTGTTTGGCAATAACCCAAAATATCACTTAACAATCAAAGCTCATCTATTTAATACTATAAGAATATATAATAATAATAATATATTATCTTTACCAGATATATATAATAATATATCTATTATAACAGAGGAGTATGATACTAGTCAACTGTTATTTTTATATCACTCTCACCACGCACTTTTATATCCTTCTTGGGGAGAAGGTTTTGGTTTTATTCCGCTTCAAGGTTTAGCAACTGGTATGCCAGTAATTTCAACTTATGATTGGGCAGATTATAAAGAATTTCTTG